CCCCTTGTTATACTGGAAGAGCCCAGTTAAGAAGAAGGACGTGCACGTTAGTGGACTTCGACAATGTATCGGTTCTCATACCAAGTACGATGCCAAAGCCGTTCTGCAGACTGAGTGTCAGGAGCGCAGGCCTGCATAATAACGCCAACATCTAAAAGCTTCTTCTCATAGATCAATTGCTCAATTTTGATCTGCATACTAACAGGAACACCGTATAATCGCTCGAAGAGGGCACGTGTCATCGGAGTTGGGCTAGAAGCCGGGATGTCGATCTCATCACTTGGAAAAGTGTGATATCCATCCTCTATAAAACGTGGAACAACTCCCTCCGTCTCTCGAAGCGCTTGTCGAGCCAAAGCAAAGACAATAGGACAGTTAGGCGTCTCATACAACGCACTCAACGCCTTTGCACGCAATAATTGCTTTTGCACTAAGAGGCCGGAATTCAGGAATGAGTGAGACCACCCAAAACCAGAGATGAAACGAAAAGGGTCACGGAGCAATTGTCGGTCAGGACCAAAGACAAGCCTACAAAAGGAGGCAGTATTCACATTAGAGTGTTCCTCAATCTTAATTGTGAATCCCATGTCTGAATACATGTCATTCGTTAACTTAGCTGACAGAGGGACAGCAAACAAACCGTCGTCACCTTCAACAACACCGCGAACGTCATCAAAAGCATAGCCTTGATTACGCATCGCATACAAAAATAATACTAAGTTAGTGAATCCATTGCCCAAAGAAGTACACATATCTCCAGACATTCTCCCCCCAACCATATCCAACTTGAGCCCGTTGCGCATACGGATGCGATTCTTACCCATGAGCGTGTCACAGATAAGGTCGATATTCTTGTCTCCCGGAAATAAATAATGGTAAAGGACACATTCTATCTGAAGTGCTTTACTGGTAAAATGAGACTCATACGCAGTAAAATCAGTAGCATAGAAATGAACGCCCCCTGAATCCAATTCTAGAATTTTGTCAATACGTTGTTCCATGGTCAAATGTTTGACAAAATACGGTATATTCTCATACACCGTTTTCTCCATTGACGCAAAATAAGGACCGCTAAAGGTCTTAAATGCATCAGATCTGGAATTGATCCACCTGGCGAACGTCCACTTATCATAATATTCACGTTTAATGAAGGATTTAACATGTTCGCATTGCTTCTTAGAGGGCACTCCACCTCTAAGTGAAGCATGTGCAAGGTCATATTGGGCCAACCTCCATTCTGGAAACCGCAAATTTCCTCTCCATTCTTCATAAGTCATAGGCCTAACCAATGGCTTTAAATAATGTTCACACACTTGTAAAGCAAAAGGCAAAATATCCTCATAAAAGTGTGGTTTAGGAACCGGAAGGTCACGAAGGAGTCTCTTCTTCAAACCACACAATATAGTATCCGGGTCATGAGAATCACAAGAAATTGGACTGAAGAACGGAATACGTCCGAACGGCAAAGCACGAAAACACTCAGTGCGTTCTGCAGGTCTTGCAGGTCGAAATTTACATAACGCAAAACGTGTGCTGGAGGGTCGTTGCAACGGGACCTCACTAGCACGCATCCCGAAAGCTATAGTTCTCGAGATTCCCCGAATTCTGGAAAATTCCCCGACAATGCAAGCATTGCAGCAGCTTCAGCTGTAAAGCGAGCACAAGGAAAATACCATTTTGGAGGGATCGCGATATTACCACTACGACGAATGATAACATCTGCAAGAGCCAACGCCTGACCATAGTCAGTGCCGACTGGAATCTCAGACAACGTGGATGCAAGTAAATAAGGACAATAAACATATTGACGACGGACTGAAACCGGAGCCGCATCGTAGAGATAATTTTTGACCACTACGACCAACCATACTACGAACAATACTGTGGCCATATTAGTAAGTGTTAACCAAGTTATCCCCACGTCGACAAAAACATAACAAATCAAACAAATGACAGTCAGGAAGAGGATAGTAACTAAAGCAGGACAAACAACACTCTTGAATAATTGTATGTTGCGAATAGTAGCGATCATCTCTCTGGACAAGTGAAGAAATCGGAATTCCAAATATTCAGGACCCTTCTCAAGTCTCAAGTTCTGGGCAACGCGTTTACCGTCCTCACAGTGAAACACGTTTACACTCTCTTCAACACCATTGAACAGAGCATAACACCAAGAAGGCAAATCGGCCAAATGACAAAGTATCAAATTGATTTCATCACGGGACAATACATGACCCCCATCTCCCCTTTGAAGCGAACCAAAAGGCTGTTTCAATGCACTAGCTGGACAATAGCCTGGGCCCTCAACCTTTGGGTCCCAGCCAGGTAATTCACAAGAATAATTGACATTGGCGATATCAACAACAACAGAAGGATTGACATCAATACCGGAATGTTTAACGTCACTAACATCTATAACAACATGGTTGTTCACAGCAGGTGCAACGGAGGAACTAGAACTGGCATTTGAAGCTGCACTAGAATATCTTCCACCCGAAGGTGCAACAGAGGAACCGGAAAGAGCAGAAGAAGTCCCACTTGACGCCAAAGGCCGAACGTGAGGTGCCAAATTCACGTTGGCTGAAGGTGGGGCTGGCATGTGTGCAGGTGGTGAAGCGCTTGTGGCAGGGCTAGAGGCAGAAGCAACATTTCTTGGTCTCCAAACCAAGTGAGGAGGAACAACATCTTCAACAGCAGTAGCAACAGGATGATTACCATCCGCTAACCACTCTCTTCCTTCTTTATATGAACGACCACATTCAAACAATTGACGAGAGCAAGCAGGACAACGGACGGTACGATGTTTACGAGTGCCTCTAACAAGACCGGGACACACTTTTCCATCCCAAGCACAAATATCAGGAGAGCCATTGACCATTTTGGGCACATAGTCTTTCTTCACAGCGGTCTGAGAATAAGTCATTCCCGGATTCGTCTCAATACCAGAAATGACAAGCAACATCTCAATGACAGTCCGGAGATCAGTGTAAGCTTCGAAGCTATCTTTGCGGACAGGAGTATCAAAAATTCGCTCGCCACGTGTAACACGAACGAAATAAGCCCAGCCTACATCTTGGTGCAAGGGTGAACGGGACAGAGACAGGTCGATGACATTGAAATCCACGAAAACAGAACCATCCGCATTGACAAAATGGCGTATTGTCTGCATCCCTTGATACTCAACAATACGATAATCGTGGAATTCACTTTCATCGATCAAACACACAGTCATCACCAATTCAGGATCATCCCGAAGCGCTTGTTGAAACAAAGTCAATTGATGGACTGGTTGAAGAACGGGTGGACGCGTGTCAGAAGGTGGAGTCTTTGACCCTCCATCACGACCGTTCTTAGGAAGCAAAGGCCGGTTGCCGCCTTTGGTAGCATGAACGTATCCATCTGGATAACCATCATGACCTGGACACCCTTTCTTAGGTCTAGGGATTTTTGAACCATCAGGGTTATGCCAACGTCCGGGTTCAATGATCATTTCGCCACGGGCACGAAGACTCCTCAACACCAAGATACGCTGAATTTGTTTATTCGAACGTTTCTTGGACTTTGGGTGGGGCAATGAAACCACTCCATTTTCTGACTCTGCTACGTCAGACAAACGGACCACTTCTTCCTCATCGATTTGTTCTGTCTGATCACCAATGCTAGATACCTGAGTATCATGTTCAAAATGTTCATGATCTTCAAGTTCCTCTTCAAGAATTTCCTGATCAGCAGAATAACGGGACAAATCATCTTCATCACGTTCAAACCAAGGTTTTTCAAATTTTTCAAATTTTTCTTCAACTTCAAGAAAACCGTCCATAATCTCATGCTGAGAGTCAATGGCATTGCCTACATGTCTCTCATCAAAAACATCCACAAGCACGGATTCGGACATAGCAGACTTTCGTTTCTTCCATCCATATGATATTGGTTGTAGTTGTGACATCATAAGAATGGAATCAGTGTTCTTAGGCCCTAGTTCAAGGGGAGAGATGCCGAACCATCTCTAGGGATAACGCCCCCTAGCGGCAGTAAAACTGCTGTCTAAGCAAAATGCGAAGACACATCATCCACCATAAAGGTCTGGGATGATATTGCTCCACTGGAACCAGCAGTACCAAATGTCAAAATACAGGACGTGTTTGAATCTGTGATATGAATCACTTGGGAGACAAACGACATGGTACCTGTTTCACCAGTGCTCGGGGCAAGAAGATATTGAGCATTGGTGGCATTTGTAAGAACACACGAGGGTACAGTGATGGCAGCTGACGCGGCGGTGGTGGCTAGCGTCCAACGCAGATAGCCGACAGTCCCAGGAGGGAATGTCACGGTAGTGTTAGTCAAAGTCAAAGCAAAATCATCGTATGATTTTGTTCGAGATGTACCTAACGGAGCCGTAGCCCAGGCCGCAGCATTACACACATAACGCGCACCCCAAACTCCTAATCCCTGGCCGGAACAAGGATTAAGCAGTAGGGTGTCAGCAGTGAGCCAAATCTTACCAAGCATGGTGCCAGCGGAAGGTTGCCCATTGGTAGCAATCGTTATCTTACAATGATCGTAAGAGTGAATGACTGCATCGGACGGGACTGCGCCAGTTCGAATGAGGAGATTTGAAGAACCAGAGCCTGTTAACGGACTGCATTCAATTGGTGCCATCAAAGACAATGATGGTTTTCCAGCCATAACAAACTTTGTTTGCATCATTTCAATTTCCGAGCCAAAGTTTGGTGCGCCTGGATTCATCTGAGCAGCAATCATAACTGTGCCCAATGAACCAAAAGAAGCAATACCGTCAGGAAGAACAGGTTCGAAGACTACCATAGCTCCCAATAAAATGTACTGTTGGAAGTTGGCAGCCATATTAGACAACCAAGGAAAGGTCGCCCAAATGCCGGGATTAACATGATAGGTATTGGAAGTAAATGTGGTTGAGCTGTAAAGAGGTCCTAAGAACTCCTTATGACTGAGGCGAACGCCAGAGTCACCAGTATTGTGCATGGCTGGCACTCCAGAAGAAGTCACAAGAGTATTATTCTTCACTTCCCAAGGAACACCATATGCACCCCAACCCAATACATTCCGAGATATATCAGCACCTACATCCCATCCCCGTCTAGCACCGGATGTACCGCCAGTTAAATAACCAGCAGCTCCACCAAGCGCTCTAGGGACATACCGTTTCGAGTTATTCCACAAATCTCCCCAGAAACCCCCACGTCCCTGCATAACATTGGGAGCTCCGGATACGCGGTATGCGCCGCGTCCACTCGCCTGCTGTTTAACGCGAGCAGCGCGTTGTCGTTTTGAAATCTGATTCTTTACCATAAACTTTTCGAAACAACGGCGAACAACGGGACGAACCACCAAAGCGTTCCATATAGGCGGGGAAAAAGAATTTCCAAAACCCAAAAGCACAACTGGGCGAAAATACA